CAATGAAGGGCCTTATACCTTTCCATCTATACCCGTTTCAAAAAAAATTATTAGAAGATTTTGAAGACCATAGATTTAACGTGATACTTAAAGCACGTCAGCTTGGTATATCAACGGTGACAGCTGCTTATGTTGCATGGATGATGATGTTTCACAGGGAAAAAAATGTTTTAGTTATTGCAACTAAGTTTAATACAGCAGCAAACTTAGTAAAGAAAGTAAAAGCTATTATAAAGAACTTACCAGAATGGTTACGTATATCCACTGTAGATATAGATAATAGGACATCGTTTGTTTTATCAAATGGATCACAGATCAAGGCATCGTCAACTTCCGGAGACGCTGGCCGTTCAGAAGCTTTATCTCTCCTTGTTATTGACGAGGCTGCACATGTTGAAGGGCTTGATGAATTGTGGATGGGTCTTTATCCTACTTTGTCGACTGGTGGTCGTTGTATCGCGCTGTCAACTCCTAACGGTGTAGGAAATTGGTTTCATAAAATATATGCAGAATCTGAAAACAAATCAAATGATTTTTTCCCAACAAAGCTTCCTTGGGATGTGCACCCAGATAGAGATCAAGAATGGTTTGAAAAAGAAACAAGAAACATGTCTCGTAGGGAGATTGCTCAAGAATTAGAATGTAACTTTAACATGTCAGGGGAAACAGTTTTCGCCGCAGAAGATTTACAGGTGTATTATAATATGACAAAAGACCCTAAATACCGAACGGGTTTTGACAGAAATCTTTGGATCTGGGAAGAGAGAAACGCAGAAAATACTTATTTGTTGTCGGCAGATGTTGCCAGAGGGGATGGAAAAGATTATTCAGTGTGCCATGTTTTTAAACTAGAGACCATGGAGATGGTCGCAGAGTATCAAGGTAAATGTACTCCGGATGTTTTTTCTAGAGTATTGTTTGATATGGGACAAGAATATGGTAATGGATTGTTGGTAGTTGAAAATAATTCTGTGGGCTTTGCTGTACTTGACAAACTAAAAGAAATGCGATATCCTAATCTATATCATTCTGTTAAGTCAACTCATGAGTTTGTCGAAGAATATCAGGCTGATCAAATGACGAATGCAGTCCCGGGGTTTTCTACTACATCTAAGACAAGACCGTTAATAGTAGCTAAGATGGAAGAATTCGTTAGAAATAACCTAATTAAGATATATTCGACGCGATTGTTGTCTGAAATGAAAACATTTGTTTGGAACAGCGGTAGAGCAGAAGCTATGAGATCTTACAATGATGATTTGATTATGGCCTGTGCAGTAGGTTGTTGGGTCAGAGATACTGCTTTGGCAGTTAACCAAAGAGATGCGGAGTATGCAAAGGCGTTTATAGGTTCAATTACAAGGTCAACAAACGAGTTGGATACTAGAATAAAAGGTATGATTGGAACACAGAAATTAAAAATTCATGATGCGGCAAACAAGCATCAACATAACGTAGCTGCGTTTCCGTGGCTATTTAAGGGATAAAAAATGGCAGGTAAAAAGAATAAAAACAACACAAGAAACCCACAGAGTTTACTGTTTAGAAGATTAACAAGACTACTTTCGGGTCCGCTTACACAATACAGGACACAAAATAATCATAAACTACGAAGAATAGATCTTGATAAATTTGCATCAAAATTCACTTCTGCGTCGGGTAAGGATTTTAAAAAGACAGCATACAATCCATATGCTAATTTGCAGTCTGGATATATGGCATCCCAACAAAGAACTGAGAGATATGTTGATTGTGATCAAATGGAATACACTCCTGAGATTGCTTCAGCGTTGGACATATATGCTGATGAGATGACGACGTATTCCTCACTATCTCGAATGTTAAGCATTGAGTGTCACAACGAAGAAATAAAAGCTATTTTAAACTCTCTCTATCATAATGTTTTAAACATCGAGCATAATTTATTCTCTTGGTGCCGCACAATGTGCAAATATGGAGATTTCTTTTTGTATTTAGATATTGATGAGGAGCAGGGAATTACATCAGTAATCGGCCTGCCAACCCAAGAATTGGAAAGAATGGAGGGAGAAGATAAGTCAAACCCGAATTACGTGCAGTACCAATGGAATTCCGCCGGCTTGACTTTTGAAAACTGGCAAGTCGGACATTTCAGAATTTTGGGGCAAGATAAATACAATCCGTATGGTACATCCGTCTTAGAACCTGCAAGAAGAATCTGGCGTCAACTTACACTTCTAGAAGATGCTATGATGGCTTATCGAATTGTTCGATCACCAGAAAGAAGAGCTTTCTATATCGACGTGGGCAATATTCCACCACAAGATGTAGAACAGTATATGCAGAAAGTTATGACTTCTATGAAGAGAAATCAAGTTGTAGATCCAAACACGGGAAGGGTAGATCTAAGATACAACCCTCTTTCTGTTGAGGAAGATTATTTCATTCCTGTTAGAGGAAACTCTTCAACAAAGATAGAACCAGTGGCAGGAGGCAAATATACTGGAGACATTGATGATGTTAAGTATTTACGAGATAAATTATTCTCCGCGCTCAAGATTCCGTCGGCATACATTTCTTCAGATAGTGAGAAAGCAGCAGAAGATAAGACAACATTGGCACAGAAGGATATTCGTTTTGCAAGAACAATACAGAGGCTTCAAAGGTCTATTATTTCAGAGCTTGAAAAAATCGGTATTATACATTTATACACTTTGGGATACAGAGAAGAGGATCTTGTATCGTTTACTTGTCACTTAAATAACCCATCAAAGATTGCAGAGATGCAAGAACTTGAACACTGGAAGAGTAGATTCGAAATAGTAGGTAACGCAACAGAAGGATTCTTTTCGAAACAATGGCTAGCGAAGACTTTATTTGGAATGTCAGATGATGATTTTATTAGAAACAGAAGAGAGATGTTCTACGACAAGAGGTTCGAGGCCGCTCTTGAAACCGCCGGAGAAGCTGAGCAGGCAGAGATGACCGCAGGCCTCGACGCCGGCGCAGATGATCTTGAAACTGTCGCTGGCGATGCAGACATTGCCGGTGGTGTTGGCGCAGTAGGTACCGAGCCAGAAATAGGCGCCGCGGCCGCAACAGACACCGGTGCAGCCGACGCCGCAGACACAGGCGACGGCGCTTTACTAGCCGCCCCTCCAGGTAAACGAGAAGATAATAAAGGTAGAACAACGACTGAAAAATCACATGGTTGGTATGAACCTAGATCAACAAAGCCGGGGGGTGACCGTAGAAAAACATCCGGCCCGCGTAAAAAGAACATGACTAGAGCAGGATCACCAGAGTCAGGAACATCAAGAAAGGTTTACCCAGGACACAGCGAACTTTCTAGCTTAGCAAAAGCTACGAGTATTTATGAGAGTCAAACAACTAATTATAAAGTAGAGGAGTCTAAAATCCTCAAAGAGCAGAAAGAATTGGATGCTCTTTTTAAAAGCCTGAAGGCAAGGGATGAAAAGAATGAGACTGAAACACAATAAGAAAAGAAACACAGCATTTGTTTATGAGGCGTTAGTAAGGGAACTTACAGAGTCTGTTGTAAAAAATAATAAAAATAAACAAAACAAGATAGTTTCAATCATCAAGGATCACTTTAAGGGCGACTCTCTTTTGAAAGAAGAGTTAGAACTTTACAAATCTATCTATGAAACAAGGCATATTGAAAAAAAGACTGCCGAGAAGATAATTTATCAAGTAAAAGAAAAGCACGACTCTTTAGATAAAAGAAAACTTTTCTTAGAGCAGTCGGCATTGATCAGTAAAATAAACAGAACATTGTCAAATAAAGTGTACAGTAACTTTGTGCCAAATTATAAAACAATCGCATCAGTATATTCTATTTTTCAAGATGCTCTGCCTGTAAAAGATAGAGTTCTTTTGGAAGAAAATATTGTAGATCAGATGTCAGCTTCTGTTGAGGTAGAGAATTTACCACAGCAGCCAATTGACTCCTTAGTGTATGGATCTTTTGTAACTAAGTTTAATGAAGAGTACTCCGCTTCACTAAATGAAAACCAAAAATTATTACTAAACACATATGTTTCTTCATTCGAAGATAATGGTATAGATTTAAAAATATACTTAAACGAAGAAATTTCAAGAATAAAGAATAAATTGGCCGAATTAAAAGATGAAAATCAAGAGGTACCCCTTAAAGAAAAAATTGAAAAAGTCTATAATATATTAGATAAAACAAAAACTAAGCAGATTGATACTGAAACTTTAGAAATTGTCTTATCAGCACAACAGCTTCTGGAAGAAATGGAAAATGGCAATTGATATTAAAATAAACATGGATCCTAGAATAAACCTCAGAGCTAGGAGAACAATAGAAGGTAATATTGTGATTTTAGATCATGAAGATATAGATATAGTTTTGATGACAGAAAAGAAAAAGTGTGTAGCTTTTCCGAAAGAGTCCATGTCTGATAAGGTTTATTCCTCCCAAGATAGAATGTTTAATTTTTTAGCTAAGAAAGGTCTTATAAACAGGAGTACAATTCGTGGCGGAAACGTTTTTGGCTCGTTAGAGGCAGATATGTTAGAGTCTAAGATTCCCGGTATAGATTATGGTCAAGCTTTGTTGTATACAATTCATGAATATATTACAGATGAAAGGCCATATTTTAGTTCTGTAGATGCTTACGACGATGAAAGATTAGACGCAATGCTTAGACCATCTGCAGAGGATTCTACTGAACTGGGTGATGTTCCCCAATCTGCAAAGAAGGGTTCTCATGATCCTTCTGTTAGGCCATACGGCTTTATGTACAATTATTCCCTTGTTAGAGAAGGTAACGAAAGTGAGGATTCGTGACATTTATTTGGTTTTGTCTTATTTCATACGGCCTAACTCAGATCTTAGTGTACGGAAAAATCTTCGACCCAGTAAGGCCAAAATCAGGAAGGTTAGGGCAATTGCTTGAGTGCCCAATGTGCACTGGCTTTTGGGTTGGCTTATTTTTATGGTTCGTAAAGGACTACACTCAACTATTTACTTTTGATAATTCTCTTGTCACAGCCCTATTGTTAGGGTTCGCTGGCTCCGCTGCTGCGTATGTTGGTAATATGGTGTTTGGCGACGAGGGTATAAAGACTGAGCATCTTGTAAAGGAGAAGAAATGAGAGACTTAATTACAATAAAAAGAATGATAAGACCAGTTAGGCGATGCAAGGCCGGCTGCTAGCTGATGCGGGTGGCCCCCGCAGTGAGGAATGATATGAAACTTATTAGAGAATATTTTGAACTATGTGAAGGAGGAGTTTGTCAAGACCTGTTGACGGAAGACGATAAAAAGTTTGTCGCCAATGGTGGATTGATGCTCTCCGGTCTCATGCAAATGGCAGAAACAAAAAATGGAAATGGCAGAGTATACCCACAAGCTATCCTAGAAAGAGAGATAGCAAATTATGCAAAGCTTGTTTCTGAAAGACGAGCCCTCGGAGAATTAGATCATCCAGATAGTTCCGTTATAAACCTTGCTAATGCTTCACACATGGTGACTAAAATTTGGATGGAAGGTAAAAAGTGCATGGGTACTATTAGAGTATTGGAAACACCATCAGGCCAAATTCTAAAGTCACTGGTAGAATCCGGAGTGACTTTGGGAATATCCTCTAGAGGAATGGGATCAGTTACAGAAAGAAATGGAGTAACAATGGTAGAAGATGATTTTCAGCTTCTTTGTTTCGACATGGTTTCGGATCCCTCGACACCAGGTGCGTTTATGTTGAAGGAGGCTAAAGAGCCAACTAATATTTTTACAAAAGAAGATAAGATGGATCGTGCCTTGAACAATTTTTTGCATAAGTTTGGAGAAAAATGAAAAAGTCAGAATTAAAAAGCATAATCAAAGAGTGTGTTAAAGAAGTTCTCTTTGAGGAGGGTGTCCTTTCTAATCTTGTGGCTGAAGTAGCATTTGGTATTGCGAAGGCACAAGGGACACTTGTAGAAGAAAACCAGCAACATTCAAAAGCGTCAGCCGCTGCAATAAGCGAAGCAAGAGAGCGAGAAGCGGAAGAGAAAAGACAGAAGCTTCTTGAGACTAAAAGAAAAATGCTCGATGCAATGAGTAATTCAAAAATGGAAAATGTGTTCAAAGGGACAGAGCCATTAAGGG